ATGAACAAAAAGACGGCAACCTGAACTTAAAACGTGGAAAAAGTTGTCCGAAACAGGCGTTTCGGTAAAGAATTTATGGAGATACTCCGCAATTACGGATTATCTTGGACAGCAGTGAAGACAATTGTAAAATTCAGTTTTTTGTGCCTCGGAATATATATCTTTGTGAACGCCTTAGATGATGAAACCTGGCAACATATCAAAGAGATTGGGCAAGCCCTTTTATTTGTGCTAGGATTTATTGTCCTCTCATATTATTCGTTCATATTGGCTATATTTCAAGAGGGAACGAAACAAATTGGTAAGATTATTCATGGTTTCCAGAATGACCCTAATCTATTTGATTCTCAAAATACCAAAAATGTCTTTAGTGATAAATGCAATAGAACCAACGAGAGAGATTAGTGGTCGAATTGATAAGTAATTCAATATCACACGCCTTGGGCAAATTGTAATATTGAAAATTTATTCTACGGCAGCACATTCGTAATCTGCTTTTGCGGCGACTCGGCGGCGATGATGCTGGGGTTGTTTTTGAGGCGATACTGGACTTTCCAGCGATACATCAGGTTTTTAATGCCCACCTGCACCCAGTACTGCTGCGGCGTCTGCGGCGTGCCGTTGGGGTTGAACTTTCCGGCCACGTTGTCGTCGTTGCGCCACGTGCTGGAAATCGAGCCGTTGTCCACGCAGGTGAACTTGTACTCGACCGGCTCATTGGCGGGTACGGTCGTCACTGCGGCAGCGGCCATCACATGATAGTAGGTCGCACTTTGAAACATCTGGAACGGTGAACTGGAGTGGAACTCCGACGGGTCAGGCGAAATGCTGGATGGCGGCGGTGCTTCCTCTCCATATTGCTGATAAACCGTCGCCGGTGCAGAGTTGGATGCGGGCAGATAGGTCTTATCGGGTGCAACCACATTCAATACCGAAAAGGACAGCAGGAATGGCTCGTCACCGGCAATGCACGCGCCGGAATGAAAGATGACGCTTCCATCTTGGGCTGTCGATTGTGAAACGGTCTGGTCAAAATGCACCTGCGCATGGGTACCGATAGTTTCACCGACAATCCGGCACGTCACCTGAGCGTTAGGAACGGGGTTTTTATCCACAAGCGTGGTGATGACATATCGCGCTTCGCCGCGATAACTGCCTGCTGGGCAACTGTGTGATAAGTCCGTAAAACTGCTTTCGTGGATAATCATATACGGGTCACCGGGGTCTGACAATAAGAGACAATCGCCGCGAAATACATAGGGAATCGCCGAGGACTGACGAAAATCCCAGTGATAAGACTCGTCAAGGCTCAGATTCATTCCGATGCTATTATACAGATAGTGTCGTCGATAAAACGTCTCAGAGCCGGTTGCGATGTTCATACAAACCGGCTCACGAGGGTTTGTTGTTTCCCGAAACACAAGCGGCTGGCCGCTGACAAACAAAACAGTAGGGTCTTGATAGGGCGAATCTATAACATTCCAAGAGACGATTTTGTCTCCCGTGTAACGGTCAAGAACGGTCACATTACGGACGTATCCTATTTCTTCACTGATGATTTCCCATGCATAGACAAGAATATAATTGTAGGTCCCTCGGTACGTCAGATAGGATGCTGCGGGGTGAAAATCCTGGGGTTCATACGACCAATACGCACCCGTAATCATCCATTGGTTTTCGACATACGTGTACCCCTGCCATTGCGAGTCGGGTTTGGGACCATATTGGGGCTTCCAAATCCGTCCACTGTCTGCAAAGTATTCTACAAATCCTACGTCGAGAATCTTGCCATTTTCAAGCTGCCAACAACTATAGACATTATTGCCTACGTTGTAAAAACATTGCCTCGCGGTCAGTTCCCCGGTACGGCCTTGATTGATGGTCAGCCACGGCGTGTTCGCCGTTCCCATATAGGCAAACTCGGTTGGCCCCGGATATCGTGTATAGAACAAAAGTTTTTGCTGCGGCACTTCCATATAACCACGAACTAAGTCGCTGCTTCCATTAATACCCGTTTGCCACCATTCAATTTGCGTACCCTGCGAGATACCACCGTTTGGGTCTTTGTTGCGGCACGTCCAAAACATTTGTTGAGTTGTCCAATACGCGTATGAACCGTAATAGGGGGCACCTGCCAGAGTGTATTTGAATATAGGACGGCCTTGACTGTCGTATCCGGTCATCTCCTGGTTAAACAATGTAAATCGTCCACCATTTTCCCATCCGTTATTGCCCACTTTTGCCCATAAGAAATCTCCATACTCGCTGCGCCAAAACGCCGCCCCGTATGGAGTCAGCGTAATAAATGGCATTGCTGGAGAGCCGTCTGGATAATTGTACCGAACGCCCTTTTTTATCCCGGAAAACAGATTCCCATAGCACACAGAACACGGCTCCAGGGGCAACCCGCCTCTGGGGACTTTTAATTTGAAGTACCCGTCACTTTTGTCAAGCCAGCCCAAGAGCCGTTCACCGGGTTTGAAACCGTCCGCCGGTTCATACGCGGACGACGGGTTCACGTAGATAAATCCCTTTTTGTCTCCTGTTACGCAGTACGCGCCATAATAATTGCGATGTTGCCCATCGCCGCACAAGGTCGGCCAGTCGGCTTCGGTGGTCACAAACCTTGCCCAAAGCGGATTCAGTGTGTACGGGGGGCTGCCATACGAAAAAAACCACTTAAACAGTGGCGCTTTGAGTGTGTATTCATCACTCATGGGTTCCACCCTGTATATTCGGCGGTGGCCAGTTGACGCGGCAGCGTGTCCAGTGCCACATAAACCCCGTGCGCTTCCCGGACGGCGGCGATGACATTGCCGACATCGTAGAGGGTATTGTCGGTATAGGTGGGATAGCGATAGACCTGCACGGTCGGCAGCGTTGGGCTGGGGTCAGGGAATGCACCGGCGGTGACATTAAACGGCGCAATCCTGCCCAGCATCGGGTGGTTGCTGACATTGGTCAGTTTTATCCATTCCATTTGCCGTCCGGTCGAAGGGCCGCCGACCCGTAACAACGCCCATTTGAGGCCGAGGTCATACTCTTTAAAAAGAATCTCAAACGGACCTGCCTCGGTACTGCGTATCAGGCCGGCGGTACTCGGAACCAATTCGGCGTACTGATGGACGGGGTTGGTGACCTCAATCTGTGCAGGGGTAATCCCGCAAAACATCCCCAGCCCGAACTTCATTGGCGCGATGGGTTGGAGGGCAATAATAAAAGCCCCCGGCGCACGGTAGTATGTGCTATACGATGCGCGATAAAAACGCTGCCGTTTGAAAAGGTCTAAATTGTTTTGGGGGATCGGCCACGGGTGGTCGATGACCATTGCCCCAAACTGCGGGCAGGCCCAACTGGAATAGTTCTGAATCCGAATTGTCCCATCGCGTCCAAAGGCCAAGCTGGCGGTACGCAGCCCCACGTCGGCGTTTTTAATCATAGCATCAATCTTGCGCCATGTCGGCTCGGTGATTTTAACAGTCTTGGTCATTATGATGTTCCTATCCCCAGCGCACTGAACGCGGCGAACTCATATGGCCGTTCTACATACGCGGCGATGGGATGCTGTACCAGCGTATCCGCATCGAGATTGTCGCCGTAGAGCACCCAAAGATAATCCCATCCCAGTTTGGAGGAGACGGTCAAATCGCCAACCGGCACATTGGTCAGGTTGGGACTGGCAGCAAACTGATATGTCAGTTGCCATTGCTTGACGCCCTCGATGATAACCAACTGACCAGACGCACCGCGGAACTGTACCTCTCCGGCGTCAAACCCGCGGAACGAGCCATTGTTGACCTTGCCAGTCAGGTTGGCCAGTGTCCTGCGGTAGGCATTCGTCACGAATGATGTGCTTTTATAATGCGTTTCCGAAAAGGTATAGACGGGAATGACAATATCGACGCCATTGACCCGTTGACCATCAAATCCAATCGCGCCCTTCATATTGGGCGCATTGGAGGGGGTTCGCGACACCGTATAGGGCGACTGGGTGATATGTTGACTGCCGCCGGTGGTGTCAAAGCTGGTCGTATAGTCTGATGGGTCAGTGGGGCCATAGACGACGGTCGCCTTCCAGATATTACTGTCGGAATTGCTGCTGTCGACATGGACGGCTTCAATTTGGCGCTCTTTGCGAATCAGCCCTTCAAACGTCGCCGGACAGATCGCCGTCAGTTCATCGCGTGCGGCCGCCTCGTTGGCCGCGCCGCGAAGGGTATAGTGCAGCTCGGCGGATTTACCCGGCACGTAACGAGACTCAATGTCCTGAGTTACTGACATGTGAAAATCCTAAATCGTAAGCACTAAATTCTAAACAAATTCAAAATTCAAAATTAGACAACCGTTTCTTCGCTATCCCGCTGGGTATTCAATAACTCCTTGGTGTTCTTGGCAATCTGCTCCACGCCATTGGCGGTACGCTCGGCGGCTGAATCACCTTCGACCCCAAACCGACCAAACCCGCTGAACCCGCCGGCGGCGGTCATCTTGGCCGCAGCGGCGTCAAACAACCCACCCAACCCCGATAAGTCCGGCTCCTGATAGCCCGGTGCAGCAGGCGTCCCCAAGCGGTCTTTTTCGGAGCGTTTCTTTTTAGCCTCGTTTAGCGAATCGCGCCACGCCTTGCGGGCTTCTTGGAGCTCGGTTGTGTTCTCGTTAATGCGCTGATTGTATTCGTCATCGAGTTGTTTGTTGCGATTGACATAGTCGGTGCCAATCTCGTTGAGCATCGTATCCCGCATTTTTTGTGAATCTTCGTTTCGGGATTGGCGGCGACTCTCTATTTCCTGACCACGTGACTGCTGCTCTTGGTTGATTTTATCAATCGCCTTTTGTTTTTCATCATCGACGATTTGGTAGGCGGCTTCCAGATTAATGCTGTCGTCAAATAGCGACATAATCCATAGGTATGCCTTGGTGGCGATGGCCTTCATCCGTTCCCACGTGCGGGAAAAGAATGAGGAAAAGCCGTTCCAGACCTTTTGCAAGAAGGAGACGGTCTCTGTCCATCCAATTTCCAGACCATACCAGGCGTATGTGGCGGCGGCAAGCGCCCCTGAAAACGCATCATACGCCAGCCGGATAAAGAAGTTTCTGAAGTTGAGCCACATCTTTTCCAGGAAGTTAATCCCGCGTGTCCATTCCATCTTCAGGGTCAGCCATAGAATCCGTGCGGCAAGCGCAATATCTCCGGCGGCTAAAGCATCGCCAATCGCACCAAACGCCTCGACGGCATCCTGTTTGAGCTGACCAAAACGCGTGCCCAACCATTGAAGCGCCTGCGCTCCGGTGCCGGTGACATAGAGCAGGGTCGCCCCCAGCGCCGCCAGTGCCGCGATGACCAGCACAATCGGCTGGGTCAGGAACAGAATCGCCGCGCCGAGCGTTTTAAACACCGTACCGATAAAGACGATCGTTGTCGCCAGCTTGCCGAGCACCATCCCCAACCCGCTGATCATACCGCCAAAGACCATCAGGGCAATCCCACCGGCGAGGATGGAGGTGGCGACCTTGGCGACAGTCACAATGACCTGTCGGTTTTGGTCAATCCAGGCATTGAATTTGGCAATAACCCCGGCCACCCAGTTGGACAACTTCGTCAAGGTCGGGGCCAGCGCAGCGCCAATCTGGTAGCTGGTCATCTTGACCACCTGCCACATCCGGCCAAAGGCATCGTTGAGTTCCTCGGCGGCCGCGGCGTCTTGACTTTTCATCATCAGCCCCAGCCGACCGGCCTCATCGGTCAATTCCTGAATCCCCACGGCACCTTTTTCCAGCATGGGAAGCAGTGCCGTGCCGGAACGGCCGAAAATCATCATCGCTATCGCCGCGCGGGTGGTGGGGTCTTTGATTTTACTGAGCCGGTCGGCAATGAGCTTAAATTGTTCTTCCGGCGATAGACGCGCCAACTGCTGATACGACAGCCCCAGCACGCCCATCGCATCGGCGGCCGACTTTGACCCCATCCCCGCATCCACAATCGTCCGCTGCATCTTACGGACACCTTTTTCAAAGTCCTCGATGCTGGTACCGGACTGCTGGGCGGCAAACGACATGGCGGATAAGGATTCGACAGACATGCCAGTTCGTTTAGACATCTTGGCGATGTCATCGCCCATATTCGAAAACGCCTTGCCCGCCGCCACCAGCGGTGTCAGCAGCGCAGCGCCCAGACCGGCCATCTGTCTGCCTATCCGGCTGATCGACGCCCCAAACGCACGCAGTTTGCGCTCGGCGGCACGTAAGCCGCGGACGAGCTTCGTGTCGTCAGCAAACAGCTCGACAAACGCCCGACCCGCTCGAATGGCATTGGTATTCATAGTCTGTAGTCCGTAGTCTGTAGTCTGTAGGTTAAGATGCTGTAGATTTTTGGTTGACAAAGCATCATATCGCGATATAACCAATCCCATGCGAGACTATAAAAAACTTCGGGCATTTGAGTTAACCGATCAGCTGGCTTTGCAGGTGTATGAGGCAACCCGCAAATTTCCAAAAGAAGAGATGTTTGGCCTAACCTCTCAGTTGCGTCGTGCCGCCATCTCCGCCGCTTCGAATATTGTCGAAGGGTGTGCTCGTCATTCCGAGGCTGATTTTCTTCACTTTCTGGACATGGCGTTTGGTTCCGTCCATGAGGTGGAATATCAGTTGTCCTTGGCCTATCGTTTGGGGTATATTCCTGACGCCGCTTACGAGCCACTAAAACAGCATGCCGTTGAGACCGGCAAAGTATTGGGAGCATTAATTCGTTCCTTTCGAAATTCCTCTTAAACCTACAGACTACGGACTACAGACTACAGACTCCTTGCCCCCTTTGGGGGGCGGGCAAAAGCGGACTGTCGGAACTGCCCCGACCTCTTGACCGTGGGTAGGTCACGGGTCTCTCTTGACCCCTCGCCCGCGTCAATGTGCCAGATTAAGTCCGGATGCTTGGGATAGCAGGTTGTCCAACAGACACTGCTTTCCCGCAGGAGTTCCTTACGGCGTTTGTGGCCGCACAGGAACGTACAGTACCGAAACTGCAGACCACGAACGCGCCGAAGTTTGAGCCCTTGCCAGACCTCTTTGCTGCGGCTGCCGAACCGAGAGTTCAACAGACGCGGATGCACCGGCTCGTCGTCTTCGGTCAGGTAGATTTCGGTGGTGATAAAGCCTCCGAACAGCCAATTGGCGGATTGATATATATATCCGGGCTTGCCCCGAATGCCGTCTGCCCAGGTAAAGAGCAGTTGCTTGTCGGGTTGGTTCTGTTTGAACCACGCTACACAGCCAGAGAGCAGCTGGCTTTCGGTATTGCGGGGTAATTCTTCACGACAGCACAGCCGACACAGCTCCCAATAATCCGGCGTATCCAGTGACGGGAAGAGCCGCTTGATAGTGTGCTTGGGACGGGTGCCCCAGCCCCAGATGGCCACGCCGCCTAAGCCCTGGGCATCATAAAAGCCCAGGGCCAGGCAGCAGTGGGGCGGAAAGATATTGCTGTAGTGGTACGTCCGGCACAATGCCTTAGCATCAGACATCGGGATAGTTTGGACGGTTATCATACGAATAGTCCGTAGGTAAAAGTCTGTAGTCTGTAGTCCGTAGTCTGTAGGTAAGATAGATGCGGACTTAATGACTTTCCTGCTACAGACTACAGACGATGGACTACAGACGTTCTCTCTAAGCCGATGCTTTCTTTAACGCACTGATCACGCTGTCCTTACGCCGGTTGTCCGCCGAGGTGCCCAATCCCAGTGCGCCGCCCAATAGGCCAATCCCAATCGGCACCAGCGCCGCCGGATTCAAAGTCCCTTCGGTCGCGCTCATGGCCACCAGTCCGACCGTATCCAGCAGCTGCTGTTTAAATTCATCCTGGCGTTGGAGGTCTTGCTGTCCGGCGGTGATGCGGTCATTAAACGCCTTGACCTCTTCGTTAAACGCCGCCAGATGCGATTCTAATTCGATGCGTCTGACGGCCAGGTTTTTTTCGCCGATGAGCGCCTGCCGCTGGAACTCGGCGCGCGTGACCTTGGGGACGGTTCCGGCAGGGGTTTCGGTCAGCCCCGGCGTCATTGCCTCACAGCCGGTCAGGCTGACGGCAAATGCCATTGTCAGGACAAAGACCACCGCCGCCGCGACGGTATAACGGTTGTGGTCGACAAAGTTCAATACGTTGTGCAATTGGTCTTTCATAACTTGTCTCCTGTAAATGCTTGTTTGAGTAACGATACGTTTTCTTTAGTCACAACAATCATCCCGACCTGTCGGGAGCCGGATGTTTTTTCAGAGTAGGGGTTAAAATCATCGGGTTCAAACGCCTTGCCTTTTTTCGGGTCGCGATGGGCGTTGGCGATCAGCGCCATCAGGGCTGACGTATGCTGCCAGTTCTCTTTGGCACGGCCTTCGGCCATCCAGAACAACTGACGCAGCGTCAGCGGACGCGGGTCTATCCCGACGCCTCCGGCAAGCTGCCAGACAAGGCCCCATCGACCAGTGCATCCAGGTCCATCGCCGCGATTTTGCCCTCGATGGCGGCCGTCGCTTTTTCGATGAGCGTGGCCTGAGCCGCGACCGCCTTGGCCCTGTCCATCCGGCCGCGGCTCCGGAAAAAATCCACCAATTCCTCATAGAACGCCTTCTGCGCCGACAGCAGCGTCGCCCCATCAAAGGAACGTTGCACATCAGCGGCGGTGACCTTATGCGTCTCAAACTGACTTTCCAGCATCGCGCACAAGACCTCACCCAAGAGCATCTCGTCGGTACCCAGCCGCGTCAAAAGCGGCGGTTCGCCGGATTCCGGCTGCAGAAGGTCAATGCCCAGTTTATCTTTGACCGCCAGCGCCGTACCGAGGTTTAAGGCCATTGTCCACGTACGGCCGGCGGCGTCATTGAAAGTCTTCATATTTCAAATCTCCTATTTCATATTTTTAGGCTACGGACTACAGACTACAGACTAACTTCCCGCTTTCTTGTACCACGAGCCGAAGGCCGACAGCTTGGCGGTGACGCTGACCTTGATGCCTTCTTCCAACGCCTCACTACGCGAGAAGTTGGTGATGCTGAAGTTGCCCACCGGACCTTCGGATCCGACGGTCGCATGCGCCTCGGTCAATGCCGCAAAAGCAATCTCATCAGAACTCAGATACGCCGTCTTGATCGCCTCAAACCCCGCATCGCCGGGCTTCCAGAGCATCTCGAACTCCAACGTGCATTCCCGCAGCGTCGGGGCGGTCGCCCGCCAGCCGCTGTTGGCGCGGGTGGTCACATCGGCCTCGCCGGCCTCCATGTTCAGCGTCACATCGGTCACATTGCCCAGTTCGGTCATCGCTGACGGATTCAGCGTTGCCGGGGTCTCTGACGCGGTACCAAAATACAGCTTGGCTTCCATACCGAGTAAAAATGTCTTGGCCATAATCAAAATCTCCTTAAATTAAGTCTGTAGTCTGTAGTCTGTAGTCCGTAGCAGGAAAGTCGTGGTAGTCCGTTTGAATCCTACCTACAGACTACAGACTACCTGCTACAGACTATCCCGCCACATGGCGGATAGTTTCGATTTTTCTTTCTCAAAGGCCGGCCCCATATAGGGTCGCGGCACAATCCGCACCTGTCGTTGGGCGGTGCGGGTTTCAATCGTCGTCGTGCCGCCATATTCCAGCGTATGCGGCGCATCGGTATTTTTGGCATTGAGCCGTTCGGGGCCGATGACCACGCTCTTTCGGTCGGGGTCATAGCCAAAGAAGATAAACTTCTTCAGCAGTCCCGTATGGCTGGACGGCGGACTGCCGGGAGCCGAGGCGGATTTACGTCTGCGGATGCTGCTCTTGGCGGCCGTGCGCACAAACGCCCCAAACCGCGACAATACCTTCCGCGTCGCCGTATCGACCGACCGCAGCACCGTCTCTCTATCAAAAAATAACCGTTTAATCTTCATTTACTCATTTCCAAATCGAAAATAGGAAATCGGCCATAGGAAATTAAAAATCATTCCACCAGCACTCTGCCATTTAAGGTCGGCAGCAGGTCGCTAAACGAACTGCCCGTGCGGGCGTCAAACAGGAACGCCACCGCACTGGGCGCATCAGGCACCGTGTCCTTGGTGACCTCAGTAGCCAGCTTGTGGTACAGCGTGCCGTAAAGCGTCTTGACATCCGTGGCTGGAATCGACACCAGCCAGTCGCCGCTTTGCGGGTGGCGGGTGGCCTGAATGCGTCCGTTGGCAACGGTGATGCTGGAGGTGCAGTCGCCGGTGGTCGCGTGCAGGATGTGGCCGGTCTTGTCCTGACGAAAGACGACCGTCAAGGCCGTCTGTCCCCCGTAAGGGATTACCAAAGTCTGTGCGTCATAACGTTTGGACATTGCAAGTCTCCTATCGTTTCAATAACAACCCCGCGATGCGGGTAGGTTTTCGTAAGGGCACATACAGCCCCGACGGCCGACGTAGTGCCGGCGGCGGGTCAAAAAAGCCCTGTAAATACGGATAGCCATTGTTGATGGTTGGATGTATCCCCCAGACGGTATTGAAATCCCAACCCGTAAAGGTCGATGGGGTCTTCATCTGTGCGGAGGTACGTCCGACGCCGCAGGCGCTGGTGGGACGCTGCGAGGTTGTCGTGTCCCAGAAGTTACCGGTGTCCTCATAGGGGGCGGTGGTGTTTTTGCTACCGACCAGACCACCGATGCTCGATACGCCGACTACTCTGCCGGTCGAATAACACCGGATGATTTTGCCGCTGCTGTTGCGCCCGGCCAACCCCCCAAGATGATTGTAGCCATTGACCTGCGCGGTCGAATAACTGTGCCGAACGATCCCTGCCACTTCGTTGTTTCCGATTAGCCCTCCCAGATAAGGGTTGTAATTGCTAACCGTTCCTTCGGTAAAACAGCGGTCGATAGACCCATAATTGGACGCGGTCAGCATCCCGGTATAGCTGCCGCCGCTGACAGAGCCGCTGACCCGGCAGTTTTCAATCGTGCCACGATTGACCGAGACCAGTGCCGCCACCGTCAGAAGTGTAGTATTGGCTGTCCAGACCGAGACGTTCATCAGCCGCAGGTTCTTGATCAGCCCTCCACTTTCACCATCAAATCCCAACTGCCGGATCAGGGCGATATAGCCTTCAGAGTTGTTGGGTATCTGCATGCCGGTAATCTGAAACCCACCCCCATCCAGCGTTCCGACAAACGGCGTAAGATAGGAAAACAGCGGCGTCCAAGGCGCAGCGGACAGGTCGATGTCGTTGGCCAGCAGATAGTTGCCGTCCGGCTGCATCGCTTCCAGTTCAGCGCGGGTGGTAATCAGGACGCTCATGGTTTATCCTTGGATTCTTCTTCGGCCATCGCCAGCTGCAATTCGGCCTTCATCTGCTGGTCGAGCACCTTGGCAGCTTCAATGGACGCGGTGTACTTTGAGGTGATGTCGGTGACCGGCGTCTGCTGGAGCTTGACCTTGGCGTCCAGCAGATGCCGATGCATGCACATATGGCCTTTGCCCAGGGGACAATTCTTTACATCACAGGCACCCTTGCATTTGGGCGGACAGTTGGCGATATGCGTATCTATCGTCGTCACCATCGCCGCCACCTTCAGAGTGGGTTTTTCCTGCCACTCGAGTTTTTCTTTATCAAAGTCCATCAGTTTCCCCAGTTTCGGCTGACACAGTCAAAATCCAATAAATCCACCCGCAAATCGCCGTTGGCGTCGCCGGTCAGGTCCACATAGTGCAGATGACTGGTCAGCGGGATACCGTCAATCTCGGTCGTCCCTTCCGGCCAGGACTGCATCCAGTGGTCGGTGATGCGTTCCAACATCTCGGCCGAGGTGCCAATCTGGATGCAGATATTCAATTGATATCCGCCGCACAACATGACCGCACAACTCATC